AATGGGGTGCCTATATTACAACTTCTTTCTGAAGAAATGGGTGTTGCAGAGGGTAAAATAATGGATTTAGCTTCAGAGGGCAAACTTACATTTGACATCTTAAATACTGCATTTACAAAAGCAACAAGTGATGGTGGTCGTTTTAATGATGGTCTTAAAATACTTTCGCAAACATTAGAAGGTTTATTTAGTACATTAAAAGATAATGTAAACATTGCACTTGCAGAGCTTGGTCAAGAGATTGCAGAAACATTAAATCTGAAAGAGGGAATACCTGCATTTTCAAAACAAATAAAAGAAGCAGTAGATAATTTTAAAAATTTAGATCCTGAAATAAGAAAATTAATAATTCAACTTGGTTTGTTTGTTACTGCTGCAGGTCCAGTTATTGTAGTTTTAGGTACTATATCTGCAAGTTTACTTGCTATAATTGCTTTACTTACTGCATTAAGTCCTATTGTGATTGCATTTACTGCTCTTTTTGTGGCTTTAGGTGCAGCATTTGTAGCTGCAAAAAAAGAGGGTGTAGGATTTAGTGATTTTTTAAAAAACAATTTACAAGCAGCCTTAATTAGTGATGATAAATTTAGCAGATTTAATGATAATTTAGGTACAACAAATGATGAGCTAAAAATATTAAATACAAGAACAAAAACTGCAAAAGAAAGATTAGATGATTTAGCAGAAGCTATGGAAGGTGCTTTTTCTAATCCTTTATTATTTACTGGTGCAAGACCAAAAGGTTTTCCAAAAATCACAACAGATACTTCTACTGATAATACAGGTGGTTTTGGTGGTAATGGTGGTGATCCTATTAAATTTAGTTTTGCAGCGACAGATATGTTTGCAGGATTTGGTAAAACTGTTTTAGATGTTTCAAATCTTTATAAAAAAGAACTTCCAAATATGACTACTATTACTAATGGTTTTGCATTAGCTATGGAAGAAATGACTAAAAAATTCCAAGATTTTACAGAAAATGCAATAGTACCAGTAGTTGAAGCAACAAAAACTTTTGGAGAGCAAATAATACCTCAAATCGGCATTGCTTTAAGAGATGGTTTTGCAGCTATTGCAGAAGGAGAAAGTCCACTTAAAAGAATTGGAACTATTTTAAAAGGATTAGTTGCAAGATTACTTGCAGCAGCAGCAGCAGCAATGCTACTTGGTGCATTTTTAGGTGGTGCAGGGGGTGGTTCTGCAATTCTTACAAGAATGGGTGGTATAAAAGGTTTATTTACTCAATTCTCTGGTATTGAGTTAGCAAGAGGTGGTATTGTATCAGGACCAACAAACGCTCTTATTGGAGAATATCCTGGTGCAAGATCAAATCCTGAAGTAGTCGCACCATTAAGTAAACTAAAAACTATGTTAGGAACAAGTGGTGCAATGCAAGGAGAGTTTGTTTTAAGAGGTCAAGATTTAGTAGTCGCTTTACAAAGAGCAGAAAGAAATAGAAATAGATTTAAATAATGGCATACGGTGTAAAATATGAACTTGATTTTTCAGACATCAAGGGTAATGCAAGAAGTGTACAAATTCTTAAAAAAGATTACACAGGTGATGTAAATTCTATTGTAGGTACTGACAATCCAGTTATTATCAAATACACCAATGATGATGATTTTTATAATCCTATTATCGGTTCTTCTTGTGTCTTAAATATCAAAACAACAGACACAATATCTTATGATGAGTTTACTGATTTTGATGAGAGAGAATATAAAATAAGAGTTAATGTAGGGGTACAAGATGATTCTGCAGATATTAATTCACCACTTTGGGAACTTGCAAACACAAATTGGGAAGCAACAGATTTTAATTGGGCAGCAGCAACTGACTTTCAAGTATATTGGGAAGGGTTTTTAGTTTCAGATACTTTTACAGAAGCAATACAATCAAATCCATTTGACATAAGTTTAAGGGCAATAGATAATTTAGGTGCTTTAGATGCTTATTTAGTTCCTGATGGTAATATAAATACAAATGCAGATGGAACAATAAAAGTTGCTACAGATGAACAAACCAATATAGATTCAGCTTGGTTTTATATTCATAGAATATTATCATATACTGGTTTAGAGTTTGATATTTTTGTGCAAAATAACATTCGTAGAACTGTTCAAGGTCAAGTTGTAAATTCAAACAACAATTTATTTCAAGATATTCTTATAAATGAGTTTGCCCTTTTTAATGGTTTTGCAAAAAAATCGGCAAAAGAAGTTTTAGAAAACATTTTAAGAATTACTAATTCAAGAGTATATCAAGCTAATGCTTCTTGGTATGTAGTGTCGAATAGTAACTATTATGATAAATCAATTTCAGGTATTCAACTTGGAGAAACAGATCAAGATTTAACACAAAACAACCCTATCGTAACGACTGATGCAGTTAGCAATACAAGTGATACTGGTGTTACATTAAATGGTACTATAACAGATGATAAAGGACTTGCAATTATAGAAAGAGGTTTTTATTTTGGAACTAATGCAAATATTTTAGCAAATCCAAAAGTTGTTTCAACCGACACATCTGCAAGTTTTACTTCATCACAAACAAGTTTAGTTACAGGTCAATTATATTTTATAGCTGCTTATGCAAAAAACAATACATTTATAGAGGGTAGAGGTGCAACTATTTCTTATGTACCAGGTGCAACTACTGTTACTGAACCTGAAAATGTTTCACCGACAGTACAATTACAAATTATTAATCCATATACTGTTGAAAATGATAAAATGTTATTTACAGGACAATTTAGCGATGTTGGTACAAGTAATGTGACAGAGTATGGTTTTTATTTTGGTACTAATGGTAATGCATATAATCAAAGTCCAAATGTTAGATATGTGATTGCAACAGGTCAAAACATATCTGTTCCTACTGCTTTTTCTGCAGATACATCTGCTGCACCATTTAATTTGACTTTAACTGCAGGAACACCATTTTACATTACACCTTTTGCAAAAAACAGTACAGGTGAAGGTGTACCAATTATAAAAAATGTTTTACAATATACTTGGAACGCTTGGGAATTAAGAAAAATATTAGACAATTCAATTAAATATGTTCCTTACACATCAGATTCAAGAGGTGATGAAGTTGTTGTTAGTGATGATGGTACAAATTGTTATAAAATAATTTCAGGTGCTTTTAGAACAAGTTTAGTAGGTTTACCAACAATTACTGGTGGTTGTGCAGACACACCTGAACCTGAACCATCGGTTACTGATGCTGAAACTTGTAAATCAATTACACTTTATCGTAGTGATACTGCTTATAATTTATGTTGTAAAACACCTACATCAAGAGAACATTTTATTAATGGTGAATCATTTACTGACAACACAAATACTACAAAAGTATTTATTGATAATACTTGTACTACTGAACTTGGTGCAGTACAATTTTTATCTGAAGATTTAGTAAATGTTAGAAAATGGAATGGAACTAATTTAGAAAACACTTTTACTTGTCCTGCTTGTGATCCTGATGTTGTAACACCTGATGGATTTTTAGTTCAAAGAGATAATTCACAAGACACATTGAGAGTTGCATATAACGGCAATTTTACAGAAGGTAATAGAGTTGTTCTTAATGTTCAAACAAATGATTGTTTTACAATTCTTGAAGAAATAACAACTCCTGATGATTTATCTGCAATAACAATAGTTGCACTTTGTAATACACAACCCCCAACACCAACAGAGCAATGTCCAACAATGACACATTTTGCTGAATACTTAAAATGTAATGATGATGTAATACAACTTATTGGTAACAATAAAGATGAATTTCCAAATTTTGTAAAACAAATTAGTTCAGGCGATTGTTATAGTTTAATTAATAGAACAAGTCAACCAACATCAAATGATGATTTTAATTTGGGTTGTTTTCCTACAAGTAAATTTTCATCTAATTTTATAAGTTGTGATGATTGTTTAGGTATTGTTCCTGATGAACCACAAGTACCTGTAATACCTGAACCTGATCCTGAACCAACAATATTTTACAGAATTTATAGAAGTTTACAATCAAATTGTAGTGCTGATGATATTATTATAGAGGTATCAAATCAAACGAATACTTTTCCATCTGTCATTACCGATGGTTTAATATGTTATGAATCTCTACAAGATGGTGGTAACGGTGTCAATGGTGATGTAGATGATTATTTAGCTTTTGATGATTGTGCAGCTTGTCAGGCTTATGTCAGTACAACAACAACACAAGCACCAACAACAACACAAGCACCTTGTACTGCAATACAAGCAAGTGTATCAACAATCGCATTGAGTGTATGTTGTGGAACTGATAAGCCAAAAACTATATATATTAATTCTACTTCCATATCTACTGCCAGTGTTGTATATACAAATTCAGATTGTACGATAGTTCTTGGTGGTGGTAATTATATAAATACAGGTGGTGTTTTATACTTTTGGAATGGTAATACATTAACAACTGCTACCTGTCCTGCTTGTCCATAATTTATGAGATATATTTGTTGTCAACCATCTACTTTGTATTTTTCTTGGCAGATTGATGTAATGATCAATAGCTTTTTAAATAATGGAATTAAAGCTGAACAAATTGATATTGTTTTTGCTGATAAATCATCTGATGAATTACCTTGTTATTATTTACTTGAAAAATATTCTAAAGTAAATTTTTACTTCTACCCTGATACAAGAAATCCTATAAAATACATATCAAGTGTAAGACCACATATTTTAAAAAAGCATTTTGCAAAATATCCACATTTATATAAAGGCACTTTTTTATATCACGATTGCGATATTGCACTAACAAAACCTTTAGATTTAGATAATTATTTATGTGGTTGTAATCCCACTTGTTATTTAAGTGATACAATAAGCTATATAGGACACGACTACATTGTTTCTAAAGGAGAAGATATGTTAGAGCTAATGTGTAATGTAGCCAACATTGATAAAGAAATAGTAAAACAAAATCAAGATAATTCAGGTGGTTGTCAATACTTACTTAAAGATATTGACCATACATTTTGGGAAGAAGTTGAAAAGGATTGCGTAAACCTATTTACAGAAGTAATAAAATTAAATGCAAAGAAAAAAGCTGAAAACGAAAGGTATCACGGACTACAAATTTGGTGTGCCGATATGTGGGCAGTTCTTTGGAATTTATGGAAGCGTAATCGTAAAACAAAGATTATAGATGAACTTGATTTTACTTGGGCAACAAACAATATAAATGATTGGGGTAAAAAAGCAATCTTTCACAATGCAGGAATAAACAATAACAAAAATGGTGAGTTTCATAAAGCAATGTTTATAGGTAAAAAACCACCAAAAGATTTAGAAATAAATCCAAATTTAGCTTCATATAAATACTATGAGTTAGTGAAACAAATATTGTAAATTTGTATTATGGGAACTATTAGAACAGAGCAAACAAGATTACTTCAAGAAAATGGCACAGAAAATATAGAGTTTTTTGTATATGATAAAGATGGCAATGCAAAGACAACATTAAAACAATCAAAAGATGTTTTAAAACAAGTGCCAAGTAATTTGACACCTATCAATCAAGATTTACAAGTAGAGTATTTGCGACCACTTCGTGATGCAATTAAAACTACATTAACAAATCAAATGCAACTGCTTAATAAAAATCCTAATTTTAGATATAAAACATTTAATTGGGATATTACTGCTTCAAAAGCAACTGTGCAAATACCAAGTCAAATATTGTTTGGCGTAAACCCAATATCAGGTATATATTGTTTGTATCAAGATCAAGTGCCACTTACTGATTCCAAAACAACACACATGATAAAAAACATATTAGGTGAAACTGCTATTGTAAGTGGTAGAGATATTGAGATTGCTTGGAATTATTATGTGTTCACAGGTATTGGTGGTACTAACATAAAACAATTTATAAGTGTTGGTCTTGATTCTACTAATGATGGAAGTATAAATAAGATGTACAATTTTGAGGAAAACAAATTTGAAACAGGTACTTTTACTGATGATAAATTTTTCAAGAAAATAGATTACACAAATTTAGATGCTTGGAACAAATACAGAACAATCCTACAAGCTAATTTAACAGGTACAGAAACAAATCCACATATAGAGGTTAAATTATTTCAAGTAACAGGTAGTGAAGTGCCATTTGCAAAAGTATTTTTTGATGGTTTAGAAATATCACAAAAATCAAGTTCAACAAAAAGAATACAAATAAAAAGAAGGGGTAACACATTTAAAATAATAGATGGTGCAATAACAGAGCTTGAAGATAATGTTACTGGAGAATATGAGCAAAAAGACACAATATTATCTAACGAGCTTGATTTATTAGATGTAGCTTCTATTCCATTCGAATTTACAAGAAAAAATTTACCATTAAATACTAACACTAACACACTTGATAAAAATGTATTACAAGAGATTATAAATGATTATAGAAGCCCTGTAAAAAGATTTGAAGGAACTTTCTATAAAGATGATAGCGACACAGTTCCTATTTATTTTTACAACAAGTTGTGGGTTAATTATACAACAAGTGTTTTACAAGAACCAGTAAGTGCTATTATTGATGAATTAGAGTATAATGTGAAGCAAAACGAGTATAGAATTACTATGCATTTACCAAATCAAGATGATGATAAACTGTCATTTGATTTGTATAAATTTGAATAAATATTTTTTTATATTGAAAATATTTTTAACTTTGTGAGATATGTTATTAAAGAACATTTTAGAGGGTTGGGGTAATTGGGCATTAAGCCAATTAAAGTTAGTTGATCCTGAAATTAAACAAATGTCAAAGATTAGATTACTTATTTGTGATGTTTGTGATATTAGAAGTGGTCATATATGTAACCCAACAAAACAAGGAGTAAATGTTAAAACTAAAGAAATAAAAAACGGTTGTGGTTGTGCAATACCACCAAAAACACTTTCCCCTGCTTCTAAATGTCCTTTAGATAAATGGTAAAATAAATTTATGACAATAGAACAATCATTTATTAGTGAGTTCGAAATCGAATTCATTGATGATTTAAGGCGATTAGGTCTTAAAAAGAAAGATGTGGCAGAAAAGTTAGAAATGACTATGCCCACACTTAATTCAAAGATTCAAAACCCTGATACACTTACAATTAAGGATTTGAGTAATTTGAAAGAATTAGAATTTAAATTAGAAACTTTAAATATATAATAATGACAAAAGAGAAAACTACGACAACTGCGAAAAAGACAGTTGTCAAAAAGATGGATTTTCCAAATTGGAGTATAAATCTTAAAATATTTAGAATACAAAATGAGCTTGAAGCTATTATAAAAGATGCTAAAAATCCTTATTTTAAATCTAATTATGCAGACATCAATGCGATGTTAGAACAATTACAACCCTTACTTAATAAGTACAAAGTTGTTATTGAACAACCAATGATAGATGGTAAAGTTTTTACCATTCTTACTTGTGTTGATACAGGAGATTCTAAATCATCAAGTTTAGAATTGCAACCTATGTCTGATCCACAAAAACTTGGAAGTGTTATTACTTATTATAGAAGATATACTTTACAAGGTTTACTTGGAATTAGAACTAAAGATGATGATGCAAATGCAGCATCAGGAAGAACGATTGTACAAAGCAGAGCAACAAGTTCTGTAAATCAAAATAAACAAGTTAATTATATAAATCGCACATAATATGGCACAAACAATTACTGCAAGTATTAATTTATCTAAAATTGATAAATCAAAACTTATAAAAGGTCAAAAAGGAACTTATCTAAATTTAGTTGCTTTTGTAAACGATGAACCTGACCAGTTCGGTAATAATGTTGCAGTTGCACAATCTCAAACAAAAGAAGAAAGAGATGGTGGAGCAAAAACAAATTATCTTGGAAATGGCAAGACAAGTGATATGCAGCAGAGAGAAGTCAAAACTGAATCTATACCTGTGAGAGCAGAGCAAGATATGGCAGATGATGACTTACCATTTTAATTATGAGGGGGTTTTTACCCCCTTTTTTAATATTATATTATGAATGAACATATTTTATATAACAATGTAATTGGACACTTGACAAAGCAAGTAGAAGAATTAGAAAAAGAAAATAAAGAATTAAAAGATGAAATTAGAAAACTTAAAAATAGTAAATGATTCTATTGAAGAATACCACTCAAAAGAATCTATATCAGCAAGTAGTTTAAAATATATAGCAGAGAAATCAGTTTGGCATTATTTAAATCGTAAACCAGTTGTGCAAACTAAATTTATGGTTAGAGGTAATGCAGTACACACGATTTGTTATGAGGGAATTGAAGCATTTAAAAAAGAGTATTATGTGCTTCCAAAACTTGATCTTCGTAAAAAAGAGGACAAAGCAATCAAAGCAGCTCTAATAGAAAAAAATAAAGGCAAAGTAGCTTTAGATGAAGAAGAAGATAATATCATTAGAGGAATACATAAGAACTTTGTAGAGAATGAAAAAGTAAAAAAATGGTCAAAAGGTAAGATTGAGGTATCGCATTATGGAACTTATCAAGGTGTACCAGTTAGAGTTAGACCTGATTGTCTTGGTGAGGATTGGATTAGCGATATTAAAACTTGTCAAGATAGTTCACCTGAAAAGTTTGTTAAAGATATTCAACAGAGAAACTATCACATTCAGGCTTGGTTTTACTGTTATATGTTGGGTATTGATCCATCAAGATTTAGATTTATAGCTTGTGAAACTAATCACCCATTTGGTGTTGAGGTTTATAAATTAGATGATGTGTTTATTGAAAATGCTGAAATTGATTTTGAAAGGGCGTTTACTTTTTGGAAACTATATTTAGAGAAAGGCATACAAACTGGGTATCAATCCCAAGATTTTGATGAAGATGGTACAATAATATTAAAAGGTTGGAAAAAAAGAAAATGAAAGATTTAAAGATTATAAAAGGAATAGTCGATAATTATTTTGAAATAAACATAAATACAAAGTCAAGAAAAAGAGATTTTGTAGATGCAAGAAGATTTTATTATCATCTTTCAAGAGAGTTTGTGAGAAATGCAACACTTGAAAAAATTGGTGGACTTGTAAAAAAAGATCACGCTTCAGTCAATTTTGGTATCAAAACTTTAAATAGTTTTATGGAGTATGATAAACAAACCCAAAATAATTATTTAACTTTAAAACAAATATGTTTAAGAAAATTAGATGAATTGGCAAATCCATACGAAAAATATTTAAGTAAAGAGGATAAGTTACAACATAGTGTAATGGAATATGTGGGATTTAATTATCCTGATGTTTATATAATACATTGTGCTAACGAGGGAAAAAGAAGCCCTTTCGAAAGATTTAAGTTTAAGTATTTAGGTGGCAAAGCAGGGATTCCTGATATACTAATATTTAGATCAGGTGGCAACAATAAAAATGGTCTTGCCATAGAACTTAAGGTTGGGTATAACAAACCAACTGATAATCAAAAAGATGCTTTAGAAAGATTAAGAAAAGAAAACTGGGAGTGTCATTGGACAAATGACTACGATAAAACTATTGAAATTATAGACAAATATTTATCAATACCCAATGATACAAAAACTTAAAATGGTTTATTGGTCAGAGTCAAAACAAAGGATTCGTTTTACTGAAATACATAATTTCCAAGATTACGAAAGTTATGAGTATGTGGGTTCTTTAACAAGAGTAGAGTTTGATTTATTGATTGAAGCATTGTTTATGAAATTCCAAGATGAAGAAATATGTTTTGAAGATGTACAACTTATGTACGATAGATTGAGAAGATTTTGTAATGAGATAAAAAACATTACAGAGAATTTATAATTAAATATGAAAAAAAGTTATTACGCTATCATACCTGCGTTTGTCAGATATGACCAAAATTTGACTGCTAATGCCAAATTATTGTACGGTGAAATAACTGCTCTATGTAACGAAAAAGGATATTGTTTTGCACAAAATAAATATTTTGCCGACTTATATGGGGTTTCAAATGTGTCCATAAGCAAGTGGATAAATCAATTAAAAGATTATGGATACATAAAAATTAAGATGATTTACAAGGAAGATTCAAAACAGATTGAAACAAGAGAGATGTATATAACAAATTTTAATGAGGTATTAAAGGAATCTTCAGGGGGTATTAAAGAAAAGTTTAAGGATAATATATATAATAATATAAATAATAATACATTAGAATATAAAGAGAAGAAATATTCAGATATGGTTTTGAAATCTTTTAAGCCAATATGTGAGTTATTTCCAGTTCAAACACAACCAAAAACAGAGTCAGATAAAAATGCTTGGCTTGATTGTATAGATAAACTTGAAAGGTTAGATGGGTATTCACCAAGAAAGGTTTATTACATATCACAAAAAGTTAGATCAGATGATTTTTGGAAAAACAATTTTTTGACCATTCTAAAATTAAGAAAGAAAAATAAAGATGGTTTAAAATACATTAACCTATTCGAAGCCAAGTTTGGTAAGAATCTAAAACAAATGAATATATGAGTAAAAAGAATAAACATCAAATTAGAAAAGAACAACCTGTTTTTTCAGGAGTTCTAAAATATTTTCCAAAAGCTATTAGATATGTTTCTAAAGTTAGCTTTATTGGAAATGAACAACACAATCCAGGAACACCACTTCATTGGGATAGGGAAAAATCAAAAGATGAATTAGATGCTTGTGTAAGACATCTAATAGATCATATAGAAGAACCAATAGATGATGATGGATTATTACATCTTGGTAAAGCTGCTTGGAGAACACTTGGTGCATTAGAGAAATTTTTAGAAAAAGAAAATGAGTAGAATAAACTTATATAATATGGACTGTATGGAAGTTATGAAAGATATGGCTGACAATCAATATGATTTAGCTATTGTTGATCCACCTTATATGGACAATATTGATGAATATTTAGGTATGCAAAAAAGATTGAATAGCAGTAAAGGAGTTGCTAACACACAATATAAAGATACTCAAACATTTGGAAAACCCAATGATCAATATTTTGAAGAATTATTTAGGATTTCAAGAAATCAAATCATATGGGGAATAAATCATTTTAAAAATTTTGGTAGAGGAAGAATTATTTGGGATAAACAAGTTTCTGGTATTTATAATCATTGTGAATTAGCATATCATAGTTTAGGAAATAAAGTAACTTTATATACTTTAAGATGGAGTGGTATGCTACAGCATGATATGAAAAACAAAGAGAAAAGAATACACCCAACACAAAAACCAGTTAAATTATATGAATGGCTATTAATGAACTATGCTAAAGAGGGAGATAAAATATTAGATACTCATTTAGGTTCAGGTTCAATAGCAATAGCTTGTCATAATTTAGGATATGATTTAGATGCTTATGAGATAGATAAAGAATACTATGAAGCAACTATGAAAAGATTTAAAAACCACACATCACAAATAAGATTATATGAATAAATCACTTGTAAAAGAATTAAAATCTAAAGCTGAATCTACTGCTGAAAAGTTTTCTATAAGTAAAAGAGAAGGAAACTTTAACAATGAGATATTTAAGGTACTTGAAATAATTCCAATGTCAGATCATACTGCAACTGTTATAATGAAAAAAAATACTGGTAAAAAAGCTGCATTCTTTTTTTATTATCTCAATCGTGGTATGTCAAAGGGTTGGCATTATTTTGTACCAACTGATTCGCATATTTTAGGTATGCAATCATTTAATTTTTATAAATTAGAAATAGAAAGAAATAATTATAAAGAAAATTTTAATGAAAGATAAATTTTTAAATTTTGGAATTGACATTGGTTTTAAAACTGGTGAGTTCCACACTACTTGTCCAAAGTGCAGTAGTACAAGAAAAAAGAAAAAAGAGAAATGCTTGTCTATAAATGAGCCAAAAGGATTGTTTAACTGCCATCATTGTGGGTGGAGTGGTAATGTAAATCTCCAACAAAAGAAAGAATATGTAAGACCAATAGAGGTAAATGCTGATTTATCAGAAAAAACTTTAAGGTGGTTTGCTAAAAGAGGTATATCCGAAACCACAATAGTTAATTGGAAAATTAGTGAATCCATAGAGTATTTTCCACAAGTAAATAAAGAAAGAATAGCCATTAACTTTAATTATTATCGTGAGGGTAATCTTATAAACATAAAATATCGTGATGGTCAAAAGAATTTCAAGCTATTCAAAGATGCTGAACTTATATTCTATGGTCTTGACAATATTAAAGAAATGGATAAGATATACATTGTAGAGGGTGAAATAGATGCTTTATCATTACACGAAGCAGGTCTTTATAGTGTTTGTTCAGTTCCAAATGGTGCATCTAAAGGATCACAACGATTAGAATATCTTGATAACTGTTGGGAATACTTTGTAGATAAAACAGAGATAATATTGTGTACAGATAACGACCAAGCAGGATTATCCCTTCGAGGTGAACTTGCAAGAAGATTCGGTCAAGGTAGATGTAAATATGTAGAATTTGGCGATTATAAAGATGCTAACGATATATTAATCAACAAAGGTGCAAGTGAACTTCGAGAAGTTGTTGGTAATGCAAAGAACTTTCCCATTGAAGGTGTATTAAATATTAACGATATTTGGGATAGTGTTTTAAACTTTAACGAGAATGGAATCAAGAATTATAATGTGCGATTGGGAAACTCTAATGAGTATTATAACATTAGCTTCGGAGAATGGACTGTATGCACAGGGATTCCAAATGCAGGAAAGTCAGATGTCATCGACCAAATATGTGTTAATCTTGCATTACAAGAAGATTTTCGAGTAGCAATGTTTTCACCTGAAAGCTACCCCTATGAATCACACATTAAAAGATTAGCAAATAAGATAAATGAAAAAGATTGCAACACACAAGATTTAAACAATACAAAAGATTTTATTGAGCAGCATTTTTTCTTTGTTCGAATAGACATTGAAAATTTAACTCTAAAAGGCATTTTAGATGCTTTTAAGCAACTTGTATTTCAAAAAGGTGTTAATGTATGTGTGATTGATCCATACAATATGTTAGACCACTCTGCTCAAAAAGATTTTACTTATGTAGGAAAACTATTATCAGAGATAACCCAGTTCTGCCAACAAACAAACACTCATTTGTTTTTAGTAGCACACCCAAGAAAAATGGAAAGTGTTGATGGGAAGTATAGAGTACCTAATCCTTATGATATTTCTCAATCAAGCGACTTTTTTAACAAGGCATACAACTGTATAACTGTATATCGTAATCTTGGACAACAAACTATTTATGGTAGCGATAGTGTACAAGTATATGTCCAAAAGGTTAAGAGAAAAGAGAATGGGAAACAAGGAGATTTTATGATAGCACCTGATTTCAAAAATGGGGGTGTATATAGAACAATAGATAAAGACAAACAAAGATTTGAAGTAATAAGAGATAATATACCTTTTTAGATATGAAAATATTAAACTTATATGCTTGTATTGGTGGTAACAGATATAAATGGGGAGATGAACACGAAATAACAGCAGTAGAATGGGATGAAGAACTTGCTAAATTATATCAAGAAAGATTTCCAAATGACAAAGTTGTTATAGCAGATGCTCATCAATATTTATTAGAACATTATAAAGAATTTGATTTTATATGGTCAAGCCCTCCTTGTCCTACTCACTCAAGAGCAAGAGGTTGGAATCCCAAACTTGAAACAAAATATCCTGATATGAAATTATATGAAGAAATAATTTTATTAGAAACAGTATCTAAAGGAAAAAATCCAAGATTTAAAGGTAAATATGTTGTTGAAAATGTTATTCCTTATTATGAACCATTAATTCCAGCTCATAAAAGAAATAGACATTTATATTGGACTAATTTTAAGTTACCTAATATTTTAAGTATAAGAAAAAATCCAGAATTAGGACACGCCCAAAAAGAATTAAATGAATTGTGTGTTTTTCACAATTACGATTTTAGAAAATATAAAGGGAAACAACCAGTTTTAAAAATAGCTCGAAACCTTGTAGATTATGAAGCTGGAAAAACTACATTAGATGCTGCTTTAAATATTTATAATAATACTCAAAATATAAGACAAACTAAATTGTTTTAACTTTGTTCTATGTTCGATATAGACATAGCAGTTATGAGGGGTTTTGGTGTAGGTATAAACTATACAAATGAGGATATTGAGGGTGTAGAAACCATAGCTGATGATCTAAGACATACAATCCAAGTAATCTTTTTCTTTGTAATAATTAATATTACTTACTACACACACAGAGAATTTTAGTAAAATAATATAAAAAATATTTGCATAATTAAAATATTCTTTCTATATTAGTACTATAATTAAAAATAAATAATAATTAAAACTAAATAAAATGAAAAAAATAACAAAAGAAGAATTTTTAAAAAGAGCAACTGCAAAAAATATAAAGCAAATGCGAGGACACGATGCACCATCTTACGAATGGGATATATACTTTGATAATAAAAAAATATGTAATTGTTGGGATGATTCTTGGGGTGGAGAACTTCAAATAACAAATTATAATAATCAAAGCATTGAGGATATATACAACTCAATAGATAAAGATACACTTTGGGACAAACAATATAAATGGACTACATCTTTAGATATTTTAATGGAAGATTTACTTAATATTGCTTATCAAAATAAAGATTTTGAAAAAAATCAAAAGAAAGGTTTATTGTTAGGAACTAATAAAAAAGATAATTATAGAATTATATCTTGGGGTAATGTTACAATACCTACATTACTAAAGAAATATGGTAATAAAGGTAGAGATGTAATACAACAAGGAATTCAAAAACACAAAGACAAAGAAAATATTTTAAATAAAGAATACTTAATGTCTTTAGGATTTACCTTTTAACCTAAATCATTGTTTTAAAATTAACCCACTTTAATCGGTGGGTTTTTTTATGTATTTTTGTAAAGTGAAAACCAACAAAAAGCAACATACTAAAAAAGCAATTCTTGAAGCATTAGAAAAATCTTTGGGAGTTGTTACAACTGCTTGTAAGAAAGTGAGCATCAATAGAAGTACCTTTTATAAGTATCTAAAAGAAGATCAGGAGTTTGCAAAGCAAGTAAAAGATATTGAGAACATTGCTCTTGATTTTGCTGAATCACAACTGCATAAACAAATAAGTGAGGGCAATACTACTGCAACAATATTCCTTTTAAAGACAAAAGGTAAATCTCGTGGTTATGTGGAAAGAAGCGAGATAGTACACGACAATCAAGTTAAATCAACAATTATAGAATGGACACCACCAAGAAAGTTGAGCAAAAATGTAATAGACAATTCTACGACCTTATCAGATCAAACAAAAGATTCAAAGTCCATCAAGGTGGAACAAGAAGTGGAAAAACAGTAGCCGTTTGTCAATACCTGGTTTATTTACTTACATCATCAGAGAAACCTTTGACTATCTCTATTGTTCGTAAAACACTACCTGCATTAAGAGGTTCTGTAATGAGAGATATAATGATTGTGCTTCAAGAAACAGGTATCTACTATTCAGGTGTGCATAATAAAGCTGATAATACTTTTAAGTACAATAATCATCTTATTGAGTTTCTTTCAGTAGATGAACCCCAAAAGATTCGTGGTCGTAAAAGAGATATAGCATTTTTAAATGAAGCAAATGAACTTACGATAGAAGATTTTAGGCAAATAAATATGAGATGTAAATCTATGATGATTTTAGATTTTAATCCATCAGATCCTGTCCATTGGTTATATAGCGACTTAATACCAAGAGATGATTGCGACACCTGGATTACCACTTATAAAGACAATAACTTTTTATCTGATGAGCTTATACACGAGATTGAAAGAATGAAAGAGCGTGATCCTGATTACTGGAGAGTGTATGGAGAGGGATTACAAGCAATCTTTAGTGCAAGACAAATATTTAACAACTGGACTTTTATTGACTACAAAGATTTTCCTGAATTTGATTTAGAAGTAGAGGGGATTGTAGGAATTGATTATGGGTATAGCAATGATCCAACTGCTTGTGTTCTTGTCTTTAAAAAGCACGATAGGGTTTACTTACACGAGATACTTTACCAAAAGGGTTTAACTAATAGCGACATCGTAGATATATTAAAAGCTAAAGGGTATGGCGAGGTAATTACTTACGCTGATTCTGCTGAACCCAAATCTATTGAGGAGATGAGAAGATTAGGGTTATATATAAAACCTGCGACCAAAGGGCAAGGAAGTATAAATGCAGGAATATCAAAACTAAAAGAGTTTGACATATATGTTAGCAATGAATCCAAGAATATTTTAAGAGAATATCAAAGTTATTATTGGCAAGAATTAAAAGATGGAACTATAATAAATAAGCCACAAGACAAAGAAAATCACCTAATGGATTCTATAAGATATGCCGTATATTCTTCCTTTGGAAAGAAAGAAAACTTTTTTGTAATTTAATTAGTATTTTTGTAAAATAAAAGTTATTCGATGGCATCAATATTATCAAGAGTTAGGAATTTGATTTCTAAAAACTTTCAGCAAACAAGTCAAGAGTTCAACAGAGCAATCTACAATTATTTAGGAAACAGTATAATTTGGAATCCTGAAAACGATAATACTTACATTGAAAAAGGTTATCAATATAATACAACTATTTATTCAATAGTAAACTTAATTGCTAAAACTGCAGCGACTATTCCTTTTCAAGTGTATGAAATCAAAAGTGATAATGATTTAAAGAGGTACAAATCAATGACAAGTGGTATTGCAAATGGTTCGGCATTACACAAAGCAGAGGTATTAAGAAAACACGCCCTTGAAGAAGTAGCAGATACTGAATTACACGATTTACTTTCAAGACCAAATCCATCACAATCTTATAATGCTTGGATTCAAGAGATTATAGCTTTTGGTAAACTAACTGGTAATCGTTACATCTATGGTATTAAACCTGATACAGGTGCTAATCAAGGGAAGTTTAAGGAATTATATGTTTTACCAAGTCAAAAGGTAGAAATAAATAGTGGTGGAATATTTGAACCTGTAAAATCATACTCATTAGAGTATAATGGTCAATATAAGATGGAAGCTGAAGATGTTTGCCACATAAAAGATTTTAACCCTTATTATGATGGTACTGGAAGTCATTTATATGGAATGTCCCCACTTAAAGCAGGTTTAAGATCATTAGACACAAATAATGAAGCGATTACGACAGGTGCAAAGTATTTACAAAACCAAACTGCAAGAGGTGTGCTAATGAGTGATGAGGGTGATATTAACGAAGTACAAGCACAACAACTAAAAGAGAAGTTTAGACAAAACTATTCAGGTTCTAACAATGCAGGTGATATTGTGATTACACCAAAGAAACTTTCTTGGATTAACTTTGGAATGTCTGCATCTGATCTTTCTTTAATAGAGCAGTACAATGCAAGTATAAAGGACTTGTGTAATATTTATTCAGTACCTGCAGTTTTATTAAACAACACAGAATCTTCTACTTACAACAATGTAATTGAAGCAAAAAAGAGTTTATATCAAAGTGCAGTTATTCCTGAACTAAACAAAATAAGAGATGAGCTTAATAGATGGTTAGTCCCTGCTTATGGTGAAAAGCTATACATTGACTTTGATTATACAAGCATATCTGAATTGCAAGAGGAGATGGACAAAGTGGTGAACCAAATGTCAAGTGCTTGGTGGTTAACTCCAAATGAAAAAAGAC